GTAGTAGGAGATCCGCAAACAGAAGGTGTCCCACCGACTCGGGGAGATTCGGAAGTCGATCATTCGGGAAGCGGTGGCATGCATTACGGCAGCTCGGATCTGGGTCTGATTGGTCTGACCGTAGGTGCTAGAGGCGTGGGCGGCGACCTTAGAGTACAGATCTCGCTGATTGGTAGCAGACACACGGGCAGCGTAAGAGACTAGCGAATGGAGCAAGGAGGTCGTGGTGAGACGTTCAAAACGCTTGGACGTAGGGTGCGCGTACCAAGCGATCTCTGTCAGTTTGGGCATGTCCATGACACGATACTTTTCCACGATGAGCTCAGGGCGCGATATGACGATCAAGGCGTGGGCATACTGTTGGTGAATCATGCCAACATGAAGACACTCAGAGTCCGGCGTTATTAGCCGACTTGCAGTGAGCCATTTATGTGCGTCGTATGGTTGAACGTAGTGGCCGCCGTCATCATTTTCCGGGATGTATATGAGGTTGTCACCGCGACGTTCGAAATTGTACAAGTCGGGCGTGAGCGCAGGGAATCCGAAAGCGGTCTCTGGAGGAACGACAATGGTGGCAACCACGCAACGTAACGTGGGATGAAGGTCGAACCAAGAACCCACAGTGCTAGGAGAAAGATGATGCAGAGCGTCGTCAGCAAACCATACGGGAGCCGGGCTGGAGGGGGCTGAAGATGCTGGGGCAGCGGAGCCCTTGTACCGGGTGATATCTTTAGCCTCCCAACGTGGATTGAATCTGTCGACGGGATCGGCAACCCCAGGGGTGTGCTTTAGATAGTCACGTGAGGAGTCGGAAACCCAAAGGCCGTACCAACGTTGGCCTGCCAAAAGCATGGAAGCCTTTTGCCGGTTTTGATTGCGCAGCGCGTAATGGATGGGATGCTTATGGCGTAGAGCACCAGGAGGAGGCGGTTGAATTCCGGCGGTGATCAGGTGGTGCATTTGTTTCTCGGCCACGGCGTAGGGAGCACAGTGGCGGGCGGTGGCAAGTTCGCGCGCATAGTCGCCGATGTGCATGCCCAATGCAGCGGTGCGCAAGGCTGAATCGGAAAAGAAATCGGGCGTGAGCCCGAACCATGCGGGTGGGAGAGAGGCCACATACGCGCGGGAGACGGGAACTCCGCCAGGACCGGAATGAATGTGATAATAGCCGGGCTGTATGCGAGCGATGGTTATGCTGTCCCGCTGGAACTCGTCCATGTAGATGAGCAGTTCCTTCGTGGTAATCCAACCATTAAACAGGTAGTTCCAAGGGCTTTCAGGGCCGAACCACTGAAGTAGCTTGGCTCGAAGAGCCGGTGGCGGATTGTTGATGTCTATTCCAGGGATGAAAGCTCCGACCCAACAGAACCCCGGTGTCAGAGGAGGCGGGAAGCTGGGAAGGAAGCTGTCAGGCGAGGATGGGGCGCAAGATTTA